GCATACGATAACGCTGATGCTATTCACAATATTTTATTTTATAAGGTTGGAAAGGCAGGCAGTGGCTCAACTGAGCAAAGGGCTGTACCAATAAAGCTTTGGGGTGGCCTAGCACAGATTCTTGTAGATGATGGTAAGTTTACTGGTCAGTATCGCATGGCTAATGAGCAAAATCCAACGGTATATGATCTAGCAGTTGAATATCAGGACATTGGATCATCAAGAAGATTCTTCCTATACATCAACAACAAGTTAATTGCTACAGTTGTAGACGAATCACCACTTCCAATATACAACAATATGGCATTGTTTGTTCGTGGGTCATCTAGGCTAATGTTTGAAAACATTTATGCTATTACAAATAACTATTCTCAGAATACTGTATATGCTTTAGACACGCCAGTCAATGCAGCATTCTCTGATGACGAGATTGACATGAACGAGTCTTTCCGAAAGTATTCTATGAGCGGAATTGTTCAGTCTAGCTATCTGTCTGGTATTAGCCCTGCAGAGTCACCACAATATAATATGTACTTTGAAGAATTCGGAACCATTATGCGTGAAGCTGCATACTTTAATGTTCGATATGACAAAGCATTCCCTGCTCTGTATGCAAAGCTATCCCCAACCTTTAATAAAATTAAGGGATATACAACTTCTGGATTTATCGCAAGTGCCTACGGTGCAGAGTTCATGGTCTTTAATGCTACAGATACAGCATTAAGCCTAGATGAAACCAGCGGAAACTATTTAAGAATTCAGGGAGTAACATTTACCCAGGAATCAAGGCACGAGTATAGCGTAGACGAATACTTTGACAAGAATAGCGATTATTCTAATCCACAGTTCTCTGGTAATGAGCTAGTGTCTTATCCAGTCAAAACTAAGAAAGACTATCAGGATATTAAGGTTAGTCGATTGACGCATGGTAAAAAAGAGTTTACCCTAGATGCTCCATACATTCAGTCACACGATGATGCAGAAAACCTGCTTGGCTGGATGATTTCAAAAATTATGAAGCCAAGAAGATCTATTGGACTAAAGGTGTTTGCTATGCCAATCCTGCAACTTGGTGATATAGTTGAGATTGATTACAAAGATAGTGACGGCATCAATCAAGCGTCACTTGACGGTGCAAAGTTTGTTGTATATCAAATAGAGTATGCTAAGTCGCAGGATGGACCAGAGATGACTGTATTTTTGAGTGAGGTAGTGTAATGGATTCTAGACCAGCATCAGTTACTAGCAATAGCTATGACTCCGAAACAAACGATTCTGTAAAGGTTGCTACGCCAGATATCCTAATCCTGACAGAAGAGGCTATGTCTCCAGAGGTAATGACTGACTTAATCTTTGAAGATATTGGTGGTCAAGAGATTATTAGCATTGCCAGAAATGATATCATTAATGGTCAAAATGTTTTATATCAGCCAATTAAAAATATCACTAGCCTTTTTTATCAATACAACCCTCAAAACATTGTGGCTCTGCAAAAAACTGACAAGGATTATTTTAAGAACTTTCCAATATCGCTACAGTCTCATATTCCAGAATGTGGTACTGGATACGATATTGTAAGCAACGCAGAGGTTTCTAACTGTAAGTATGTCTATGTTGATCCAGCAACAGGTAACTTAATTATTAATGTGATTAATATGTTGCCAGGTCAAGAAGTCGAGGTACAGATAATGACCACAGCAAGCGTTCTAGATGATACAATATATTAGGATATTATGATTACTAACACTGGAAAAGGCATTCTTGCCAAATACTTGATCGGACAAGCTCCATCATACGCATCTTACATTGCCGTTGGCTGTGGGCCTCAGGCCTTGGATAGCGAAGAGCCTGGATTTACTACAGATCAGATTAGAGAGTACTCTGCCAAGAATGCTCTAGACTTTGAGATGTTCCGTGTCCCAATTATTTCTAGGGGATATGTTAATGACGGTGGCGACGTTAAGCTAGTGCTAACTGCTGAGCTGCCAACTGAAGAGCGATATGAAATCACAGAAGTTGGTGTATTCTCTGCTGGATCTAACCCATCAGCAGGTGCATTTGACAGCAAGAGTGTTTATTCGTTTGCTGAGACAGAGGGGTGGGAATATCACACTAACACTGGTGTGAAGGAAATCCCAACCATATACTCACCGCTAGACGATAGGGTTGTTAAAATAATTGGAGCAACGGCATCTGGTGTTAATATAACATATACTACCGATGCAGCACATGGTCTTGCTGTTGGAACTGTCATCTCTGTATCTGGAATATCTCCAAGTGTATTTAACTTATCTGGAAAAGCAATTGCAGCTGTCCCAACTTCAACAACTTTTAGACTTATTGCAGACTCTGCAGTAACTGGAACATTTGCATCTTCTGGTTACCTAATTAATGATGTTGACACAAATATTATAAATCAGATTTATCCAGTGTTTTATACAAATGCTGACAACAAAACCTTTACAAATACAACAAGGCTTGCTCGCAATGAGCGATGCAGGTTCCTAAATAATATTGTTATGATTGCTGGAAATGATTCTGTTTTATCTAAGAATCAAGACGGGGCTCTTGATGTCGATTCTGGAAACCACATTCACATTACTAATGCATCCTTTAACTTCAACAAAAACTCTCCAACAGATGAGCTTAAACTAGCTTTTTCAGTTATCAGTAAAAACCCTGCTTTAAATGTTGCTCCAGACAACGTAAAAATTTTGGTAGAGTTTTCATCTTCTGATACATCCTCTTCTGGAGAGCATGCAAAATTTTCTGTAAATCTAGATAATGAAGGGTTTTCTGGAGACGGAGATAAAACTGTTGATTTTGGTGCTAACAGGTATTTCGTAGTTTCAAAGCAACTTCAAGAGTTGTCCTATACATCAGGATTTAACTGGGATATTGTGACAACTGTAAGAGTTTATGCTTATGTTGAGGTTGATGGCGAAGCGTCAAGTGGTTTTTATGTCGCCCTAGATTCAATGAGGCTAGAAAATCTCACTACAAATAATCCATTATACGGATTGACAGGATATTCTGTTATGAAAACAGCTGGAGCCCTGCCAATTGTAAAGCTTGCAAACACATCTAATTTTATAGAGTTTAGAATTGCAATTGGAGTACAATAGTGGCAGACAGGGGAATAAAAAACGTAGTGGTTTTAAAGCAAGACCTTCCTGCTGTAAATGCTGAAAATCAATACAGTGTCAGATATAGAATAGTTTCAGATGACAAAAACAGGTATTCTGAATGGTCACCAACTTTTCTAGTAACTGGTAATGGCATAACTCAAGTAACTGCTGAAGCCTCCGTTTCTGGTAAAGTTATTTCTATTGTTTGGAGTGATCCACAGCCAAGAGCTGGATATGATATTTTTATTAAGTTTGATAATGGGCAGGACTACGCCTACCACGGTAAATCTACAACTACAAGCTACTCTTTGATTAGTACAGGCACCACCTCTTTTAAGTTTTTAATTCAGGTAGAGAGCATGTCTAAACAAATTAATCAATCAATCAAAATCTATGAATCACAAGTGATTCCTCTGGTATAATGTCTTAGGAGAAAAATATGGCAAACATTCCAGTACCAGAGCGTGGTCAGCCTTTAGACCTAACGTATATCTATCAGCTAGCTAATGCTGTAAACCAGCTATCGCTACAGTCTGCTTATTCAGCAAACAAATTTGTTTCTATTGAGACCCCAGCAGCCAACGTTGGTAGACAAGATGTTAAGATTACAGACAGCAGAATTATTGGTGGATACCAGCAGCTTGCACCTAATAGCAACGTGACTGCAGGATCGTCTGTTGACTTTTCATATAATTTCCCAGGTGCTGACTTTAAGTATCCTCCAATTGTAACTGCAACTCCAGTAAATATTTCTGGAACAGAGGCAGGTAGTGATGTTACAATCATTCTTAAGCTTATCACTACTTCCCGTGTAGAGGGCGTAGTTAAGTTCGGAACAGGTGGTACTGCATCTGTAGGTATCAACCTAATTGCTGTAGGTGTACCAAACTAGGATATCCTATGGCTCTAGTAGACATGAAGTCTTACAATGATGCACCAGTAATTCCTGGTAGCAAAAAAGTATGGTTTTTAAATAATGACCTTGTAAGGGTGCACCATCTGAATAAATCTAATGGTATCATGTCTGTCTACAACATCACAAAAGATCAGCTTGAGAGCTGCCTAATTTCTGACTTTAAAAGAAATCGTGAAAGAGCCTACACCGTAGGAGAAACGGCACAGTTAGTAAACAGGCACAAGAAGTACTTGCCAAACTTAATGAAGCGTGGTATAATTCCACATCCAACAGGATCTCAGAAGGGTGGGGCAACTGGATGGCAAGTAAGAAGTTACTATTCAGAGTCGCAAGTTCGTGACATTCGTGATATACTAGCTTCCTACCATATGGGAAGACCCCGTAAGGATAAGCTAATTACAAATGATATAACACCTTCGCCACAAGAGTTGACACGGCGTATGGGTGATGGTATACTGACTTATACAAGGACCGAAGACGGTCGATTCATTCCAGTGTGGTCTGAATCAATTTAACAGAAAGAAAACGGGTATGAATAACGAAGACACTAAGGTACGTGTAGCACTAGGCTATACTCTTAATCTAGGCAACTTCCAGTCACTGCGTATTGATCTTGAGGTATCAGACAATAAGCGTGAAGGTGAAAACACCAATGAAGCATTTGAGCGTGTGTACAAGTTTGTTGAGGACAAGCTTGCTGATAAGGTCAAGGAAGCATCTGCTGAGGTAGAGGCAAAGTAAATGGCTGACCGCAAAGACCAAATGGCTTTGCTAAGTAAGTTTGAAAAGCATTACAAGTTCAAGTACGACGTAAAGCCAAATTTAAATCGCTGGGCGGAAGCCTGGGCAGCTGATGCAATCATAGACTCATTCGGTTTACATAAGTGTTATGAGATGTTAGAATACTATTTTGATGTTCACCCATCTCCCACATGGAAGAATTTTGCAAACCAAATTGACAACCTGATTGAGTCAAAGAGTCGTCTAGAAGATGACAGCATTGAAAGACTAGAACGAAGAAAGAAAGCAAGAGAGTGGCTAAGTGACTAGCGTAGAAGATAGAATTATATCTGCGGTATTGGAAGACAAGCAGCTTCACGTTTTGCTACAAGCAAACGTTGAGTCGCTGCTAAGAACCCATGGAGACATTTGGCAATTCATTCGCAAGTATGCAGAGCTTAATGGATCTGTTCCACCAACATCTCTAGTTGTCGAAAAGTTTAGGGACTTCTCTCCTGTTTCTGGTATTGGTGCTACTAAGCATCACCTAGAAGAACTTCAGGCATCATATCTAGAAGACAGCCTAAAGGAAATTCTAGTTTCTGCAGCCACTGATGTGCAAAATGGTAAAGGTGTTCAGGTCCTTGAGTCGCTAATTACAAAGACATCTGAGCTAAAGAAAAATACATCTGTTATTCGTGACATTGATGTTACAGATCTAGAGTCTGCAGTAGCATACTATGAACATGTTCAGAAGCAGCAAGAGTTAGGCACAATTGGTATTAAGACTGGTCTGCCAGGATTTGACAACTACCTTCCTGCTGGTATTATGCCAGGACAGCTAGGCGTTATGCTTGCTTATCCAGGTATTGGAAAGTCTTGGCTATCGCTATACTTTGCGGTACAGGCATGGAAGCAGGGTAAGTCACCAATGGTTATCAGCCTTGAGATGAGTGAGACAGAGGTTCGCAACCGTGTCTTTGCAATCATGGGTGAGGGTCTGTGGTCACACAGAAAACTTTCTAATGGACAGATGGACATTGCGGACCTAAAGCGTTGGCACGAAAAGACTCTTAAGGGTAAGCCAGAGTTCCATATTATTTCTAATGATACTGGTGGAGACATTACGCCATCTGTATTGCGTGGAAAGATTGATCAGTACAAGCCTGACTTTGTTGTGGTTGACTACTTGCAGCTTATGTCTCCAAACCAAAAAGCAGATAATGAGACGGTACGTATGAAGAACCTTTCTCGTGAGCTAAAGCTTATGGCAATTGGAGAAGAAGTTCCTATTATCGCTATCTCATCTGCAACGCCAGATGACGTTACAAAGCTAGATACAGTACCTACCCTGGGTCAGACTGCTTGGTCTCGTCAAATTGCCTACGATGCTGACTGGGTGCTTGCTTTGGGTCGTGCTACAAACTCTGATATTATTGAATGTGTATTCCGCAAAAACCGTAATGGTTTTATGGGAGACTTTTTAGTTCAGGTTGATTTTGATAAAGGCTGGTATAGGTACAAGGATTATGAAGACAAGTCCTAAGATAGATAATGATTTTGTGACAGTATATTCAAATGAGATTGATGCTAAAAAATGCATTGATTTAATTGAAAAAATTAGCACCACCTCAGACTATTTTTTAGAGGATGTTGAAAGAAGACCTCATAAGACTATGATCATGCCAGCATTTTATGATAAAGAGGATTCTACAGAACAAATAGAGCTAAAGAGTATAGTCTTGTCTATATTTACAAAATATATGTATGAGTACATTTGTAAAAAAAGAATATCAAATATAGAACTTTTTGGTGGAGGAATGATTGTATCAAAGCTTTCTCCAGGCAGATCTATGGAAACCCATATTGATGTAAAGTATCCAGAATTAAACCCAAATGGCTTTATAGCAATGATATATATAAATGACGACTATGAAGGTGGAGAAATTTATTTTGAAAATCATAATTTTTCATATAAGCCATCTAGTGGAGATATAGTTTTTTATCAGATGGCAGAGCCACATGGAGTAAGGGCATGCTCTATAAATGATAGATATAATATAGGATTTGTTTTTAGAGGCCAGCATATGTCAATATAGACTAGTATAATATGTTATATGATAAGCTATCATCATAGAGCTATTAAAAGGTTTAGCCTGGATGGAAACATCCACGATGATTCGGCTATTGCCAGACTAAAAATTGAATATTTAAATCTATTGGCTACAGAGATGAAGTTGTCTGGATATGTGCCAAGGATTGACATTAACCCAGACTTTACGATAAGATATAATGAACAGCACAAATATTTTGAATTTGAATTAAGTATTTATGGAGTATACGTAGGAAAGAAAAAGAGCGAATGGATATCAGGAGTAGACGAAACAAGACCAATCTTTACACCGCAGAACAAATTAAAAGAGTTCTCGAAGGAGCAGGTCTAAGCATTGAGTCTGAGGTAGACTCTGACTACATACTATTTTGCCCATTTCATGGCAACCACCGCACTCCAGCAGGTGAGGTTGACAAATCTACTGGTCTTTTCTTTTGCTTCTCGTGTCACCATGTCTGTGATCTTATCGAACTGATGATGCATACTACTGGTAGAACATACTTTGAGTCTGCCAGATATATCAAGAGCAAAGAACAGGAGTCATCCCTTATTGACTCAGTGGCTAAGCAGCTGGTTGTAAAGCCAGATTACATCCAATATGATAAAGCCATGATTGATAGACTTAACACTCAGGCTTTAGGTTCTAGTAGAGCAATGTCTTACTATGCTAAGAGGCAGATTACTGCAGAGTCAGTTCAGAAATTTAAGCTAGGGTATTCTGAAAAGCAGGACATGGTAACAATTCCAGTACATTCTCCAGACGGAATGGAAGTTGGTTTTGTTGGCAGATCTGTTGAGGGTAAAGACTTTAAGAATACTCCAGGACTGCCAAAGAGCAAAGTTTTATTTAATCTGCATAGGGTAAAGACCTCTAATAGCATCTACATTGTAGAGTCATCTTTTGATGCTATTAGGCTAAGCCAATGCGGATTCCCAGCGGTAGCTACATTGGGTGCAAATGTATCCAGCTACCAAACAGACCTACTCAAAAAATACTTCAATAACATTATCGTTATTGCAGACAATGATGAAGCAGGCGGTAACATGAAGGACAAGATTATTGAACGTCTTGGATCTCGTGTTACTGTTATCAAACTAGATAAACAATATAAAGATATTGGCGACATGGACGACACAGCGATAAAATCTTTGGACCAATCGTTTGACAAGTCTATTGCTGCCATGCTAAACTAAAAAACCAAAATATAAATAAAGTATAAAGGAGAATATTATGGGAGTTGTAAAAGGGCTAAAGAATATCAACGCACTACTTGATAAGCCAAAGTATGATGAAACCAAGGCCAAGGTTCGTTGGCTAAAGCTTGCTGACGGTCAGTCAGTAAAGATCCGCTTCATTGAGGAGCTAGACGAGGACAGCCCAAGCTATGCGGAAGAGCGTGGACTTGCTCTGGTTGTTAAGGAGCACACTAATCCAAAGGACTACCGTCGTAAGGCTGTAGATACTATGGACACTGAGGGTCGTGACTGGGCAGAAGAGATGCACCGCAAGGATCCTAAGGCTGGTTGGAGAGCACGTATGCGTTTCTACTGCAACGTTCTAGTAGACGATGGCCTAGAGGACCCATATGTAGCAATTTGGTCAATGGGTGTCAGCAAGCAGTCTGCTTTCAACACCATTCGTGAGTACGCTATCGACACTGGTAGCATCTCAAATCTTACCTGGAAGGTAAAGCGTAACGGTCAGGGTACCGAAACTAGCTATACCCTCATTCCATCTACACCAGACAAGGAGCCATTCGACTGGAAGGACATCCGTCCATTCCCACTAGAGTCTGCTCTTAGCAAGGTACCGTATGCTGAGCAAGAGGCATACTACCTAGGATTTGACACTCCGTCAAGTTCTTCGTCTGCAAGCATGGATTGGTAAAATATTAAATGAGCTACATTGGTCTACATGTCCACACCCACTACAGCCTATTTGATGGCATCGCTACACCTCTAGAGTATGTGCAGCGAGCCAAAGAACTTGGTATGAATGCACTAGCTATCACTGACCATGGTTCTCTATCTGGTCACCGTGAGTTCTACCGTGCTGCTAATGAAGAGGGCATTAGGCCAATTCTTGGCGTAGAAGGATACATTACCGCTGATAGGTTTGACAAGCGAGACAAGGAAGATCGTAAGGGTCTCCTGGATCTTGTTTACAACCACATCATTATCCTTGCTAAGAACGACATTGGGCTAGAAAATCTAAACAAGCTCAATGAGATTGCGTGGACTGAGGGTTACTACAAGAAGCCACGTATTGACTATGAGGTACTAGAGAAGTACTCAGAGGGACTAATTGTTCTTTCTGGGTGCCTCTCTGGTGCCCTAGCCAAAGCTATTGAAGCTGAAGAGCTAGCTGAGGCTAAGCGTATTATTGAGTGGCACAAGCGTGTCTTTGGTGATGACTACTACATTGAGGTCATGCCACACAATCCTGCAGAAGTAAACAATCAGTTGCTTGCACTTGCAGATGAGTTTGGGGTAAAGGCTGTAGTAACTCCAGACTGCCACCACGCACACACTGGTCAGAAGGAAATTCAGGAGCTAAAACTTATTCTGAATACCTACAGCAATAAGGTTGCTAAGGATGCAACCTACGACAAGTCACTACAGTATGACAATTTGATGGATAAGCTAGATTACCTTTATGGTGCAGATCGTCAGATGTCATTTAATAAGTTTGAGATTCATCTTCTATCTGATGAAGAAATGCACAATGCTATGGGAAGCCAGGGCATCAATCGTGAAGACATTTATGACCACTCTGTAGAGATTGCAAACAAGGTATCGTCTTATGATATTAAAGACCACCTAGACCTGCTTCCTGCACAGTATCAGGACCCAGATGGCGAGCTAAAGTCTCTAGCTCTAGAGGGTCTTACAGAGCGAGGACTTTCTGGAAAGCAGGAATACCTTGATCGACTAGATGAAGAGCTTAAGGTTATTAGCGATAAGAACTTTGGTCCATACTTTTTGGTTGTGCGAAACATGATTTCGTGGGCAAAGAAGGAAGGCATTATGGTTGGACCAGGACGTGGTTCGGCTGCAGGCTCTTTGCTTTGCTATGCCTTGGGTATTACAGACATCGATCCCATCCAGCATGGTCTACTGTTCTTCCGTTTTATTAATCCAGAGCGTAATGACTTCCCAGATATCGATACAGATATTCAGGACTCACGTCGTGAAGAGGTTAAGGATTATCTAGTTAGGCAGTATCGCCACGTGGCTTCTATTGCTACCTTCCTAGAGTTTAAAGATAAGGGCGTAGTGCGTGACATCGCACGTGTCCTCAACATTCCGTTGGCAGATGTCAACAAGGTTATGAAGGTGGTGGACACTTGGGATGATTACTGTACGTCAAAACAAGCAGCATGGTTTAGGGAAAAGTATCCAGAAATTGAAAGATATGGTGACCAGCTTCGTGGTCGCATTAGAGGAACTGGCATTCACGCTGCTGGTGTTGTCACTTCTAAGTCTCCAATCTTTAAGTATGCTCCGATGGAGACACGCACGTCGCCAGGCAGCGGAGAAAGAATCCCAGTAGTAGCTGTAGATATGGAAGAGGCAGAGCGTATTGGTCTTATTAAGATTGATGCACTAGGCCTAAAGACATTATCAGTTCTAAGAGACACTCTTGATATTATCAAGGATAGGTCTGGCGTAGAGATTAACCTTCTAGAGCTAGACATGGAGGACCCAAAGGTTTATGAAATGCTTTCTTCTGGATATACCAAGGGTGTATTCCAGTGTGAAGCTACACCATATACAAACCTGCTAGTCAAGATGGGTGTTAAGAATTTTGCAGAGCTTGCAGCATCTAACGCTCTAGTTCGCCCAGGTGCTATGAATACTATTGGTAAGGACTACATTCTTCGCAAGCACGGTAAGCAGAACCTGGATTACAAACACCAGAAGATGAAGGCGTTTACACAAGAGACCTATGGTTGCATCTTGTATCAGGAACAGGTTATGCAGGCTTGTACAGAGCTTGGCGGTATGACAATGGCTGAAGCTGACAAGGTTCGTAAGATCATTGGTAAGAAGAAGGACGCTAAGGAATTTGACCAATTTAAGGAAAAGTTCGTTAAGGGAGCATCTCAATACCTATCTCCAAACGTCGCAGAAGAGCTCTGGACGGACTTTGAGGCACACGCTGGATACTCTTTCAATAAGTCTCACGCTGTGGCTTACAGCACCCTTTCGTACTGGACGGCATGGCTAAAGAAGTATTACCCAATTGAGTTTATCTACTCTATCCTAAAGAATGAAAAGGATAAGGATGCTCGCACTGAGTACCTGATTGAAGCAAAGCGTATGGGCATTTCGATTCGCCTACCACACATCAATGAGTCAGACATTGACTTTAAGATTGAGGGCAAGGGTATTCGGTTTGGACTGTCTGCAATCAAGTACATCTCTGACAACATTGCTCAGAAGTACATTGCTCGTAGACCATTTGCATCCTATAAGGATCTAGAAATGTTTACCTTTGGTAAAGGCAATGGTGTAAACTCTCGTGCCTTGCAGGCTATGCGTTTGGTTGGGGCTGCAACCTTTGATGATAATCCAAGGAATGAGGATGAGGTTCGTGAGAACCTATACGAATTCTTGAACCTACCAGAATTCAATATTGATATTCCATCACACTACTACGCATTTATTAATGACGTAGAAGAGTTTGAGGAAAAGGGTTCATTCATTCTGATGGGCATGGTTAAGAACATCAAGCGTGGCAAGGGATGGTCTCGTGTAGAGATCCTAGACAAGACAGGAAGCGTTGGTATCTTTGATGAAGAGCAAACAGCTATTGAGCCAGGTCACACGTATCTTCTATTGGCTAGTGATAACAGGATTGTTACTGCAATCCCTGCTGATGAGTTAAAGGGGAATGCCTCTGCACTGGTTAAGTTCTTGAACTACAAGCAACTGCCATACAAGGAAGATGAGATGTATGTCATGGCGTTCAAGCCACGTATTACAAAGACTGGTAAGAAGATGGCATCGCTAACGCTTGTAGATGCTGCCAGAGATCTGCATTCAGTAACAGTCTTCCCTACTGCATTCCCTAAGGCATATATGAAGGTGCAAGAGGGTAATGCCTACAAGTTTGAATTTGGAAAAACAAAAGATGGAACAGTCATATTGGAGGATATAATTGACAACAATTGAGGAAGCTCTAGCTCAGCTAGATCCTAAGCTAAGAAAGCGTCTGGGTCCTGCTGTGGGCATTAAGACGGAATTGCAGCCAACACCTAGCCCAGGTCTTAATCGTGCCTTAGGTGGCGGTTTGCCATACGGTAGGCAGGTATTGCTATGGGGTAGCAAGTCTAGTGCAAAGTCATCGCTATGCTTGCAGATGATTGGAATGGCACAAAAAGAAGGCAAGCTCTGTGCATGGGTTGATGCTGAGATGTCTTATGATGAGGAGTGGGCAAAGAAGCTAGGCGTAGATACGTCACAGCTAATCTATTCCGAGGCACGAAGCATTAACGACATGGTTGATGTTGGTGTTGCACTTCTAAATGCAGGTGTAGATATTATCGTAATTGATAGTATCAGTTCGCTATTGCCAGCGGTATACTTTGAGAAAGATTCTACAGAGCTAAAGCCATTGGATCAGACCAAGCAGATTGGTGCAGAGTCTAAGGACCTAAAGCATGCATGGCTAATGCTTAACTATGCAAATAATCGTGAGAAGCCTGCACTGATTATTGCAATCTCTCAGGCACGTAATAACATTCAACAGACATATACCCAGGCTGCACCAACAGGTGGGCTGACTACACAGTTTATGTCTTCTACTATTGTTAAGTTGTTCTCATCCAGCTCTGACTCTCAGGCCATCAAGGGCAAGGTTCAGATTGGAGATAAATTAATTGAGCAAAAGATCGGACGTAAGGTTCGTTGGGAAGTTTTAAATTCTAAGACATCTCCACCAGGGGATAGTGCTGAGTATGACTTCTATTATAGAGGTGACTATATTGGTATTGACTCTGTGGGGGATCTTGTTGACACAGCAGAGATGCTTGGATTTGTAAATAGAACTGGTGCATGGTACTTGCTACCTGACGGTTCTAAAGTTCAGGGTAGAGATGCATTCGTCAACAAGGTAAAGGAAGACAAGGAACTATACGACTCACTATATGAGAAGGTACACAGTGTCTAAGTATTCTGTTTATAATGGTAAGTTTCCTTGCCACACATGCAAAGAAGTGGTGAATAGTCTTCGTATGTATGCCGAAACCAAAGAAGTGACATGGATGTGTTCTCAGAAGCATATCTCTAGTGTTTTTCTAATTTCTAAAAAGAACAAGAAAGATTATGAGCGAGAGATCAGAGAGTAAACGAATTGGTGCTCAGCAGCACAAAAACTCTGGTAGAAATACCAAGAAGGGCGATGCCAGCTGGGAAAACTTTGTTATTGACTTTAAAGAATACCCCAAGGGTATGACTATTAATAAGGACGTATGGGCCAAGGCAGTTACGGATGCAATGCGTTCAAATGCAGACCCAGCGATTGTTCTTGTTTTAGGAGAGGGAAATAAAAAAGTTAGACTAGCAATTATTGAGTTTTCTCTTTTGGAACAGCTAGTGGATGGTGTATAATAAATGGTAATGGAAACACAAAACAAAAATACAATTGACATGGTTAATGGTCTGGCAGAGATTGCTGACTACATGCAGGATGAAGAGCTGACTCAAGCACTTACCTTTATTGCAAAGGTAATTCTAAAGCCAGACATTCCTATGCAGGTAGCAACTCTAGAGGTTGTTAGATTGCAAGCGATCGCAGCTAAGATGGCGTTTAAAGCAACATGGCTAACTAACGTAGATAAGGGAGACAGAGCGAAGAAGAATATTTATTATACCGCTGCTGAGTCAATCAATGACTTAGTTGCAGCTCTTAAATATATTATTCGCTAGTGGTTATTATGGCTAAAAACTTTTTGCAGCAAGTGATGCTGAAGAAACTAGAAACAAAGCAAGATTCTTTCTTGGATACTCAGGAGCTAATCGATAAGATCCAGCATGGATATATTGCAAAGCGTGAGACAAAGTTCACACAGAAGAAGACTTTTGCTCCAAGCACAATTGCATACTCCCATGGAGAGTGCCCTCGTTACTGGTACCTGGCTTTTGAGGGTGCTATGTTTGAGGACAATGCAGATGCTTATGGCGGTGCCAACATGACTAACGGTACCAAGTCTCACGAGCGTATTCAGCAGGCTATGGCAGATGCAGGAATCCTCAAGGATGCAGAGTTTAAGGTGGTATCTAACGACCCACCAATCTTTGGATTCGGAGATGTTATCCTTGACTGGGCAGGGGAGGATCTCCTTGGCGAGATTAAGACTATGCCAAGCGAAGGCTTTGAGTATCGTAAGGCAAGTGGCAAGGCTAAGCTAGGTCACCTAGTTCAGTTGCTAATTTATATGAAGATTCTAAACAAGACGAAAGCTGTCTTGATTTATGAAAACAAGAACAATCATGATCTTCTGGTAATCCCAGTTCAGATTAATGATTATTACATCAGGTGGGTAAACCAGACGTTTGATTGGATGAGAGCAGTTCGTAAGGCTTGGGAAGACAAAAAGCTTCCTGAGAAGAACTATCGATCAAACTCAAAGATTTGCAAGACATGTCCTATTCAAAAGACGTGTGCAGATGCTGGCAAGGGACTAATTAAGATCAAGTCCCTGGAGCCAATCGATGAAAACCAAGCACTGTCAATGGTGTGATAATCAGTTTGAAACATCAGTTTCATATCAGATCTATTGTTCTGCTACCTGTAGAGAAGCAGCAACGAAAGAAAAGATAGCAGAGAGGTACGTCCATACTCGCAGAACCCGTAGGCTTAACAGCAAGGTTCGTAAATGCAAGTCATGTGACGTGCCTCTTTCTGCGTACAATGATGAAGATCTTTGTGCAGAGTGTATCGTAAATCCAATAGATGTAAAAAAGGCACTAAAAGAAATTAAAGGATTTGCCAATGGTAAATCTGAATAAGTTTGTCAACCTTCCAGAAACATTTGTCTCTATTGATGCAAGTACAAACAACATTGCCTATGCAGTGTTTAAAAATAAAGAGCTTGTTGCCTATGATAAGATTCACTTTTCTGGGACTAACGTATTTCAAAAAATTGGTAGTGCAGTTATTGAGGTCCATAACGTTTTTAAATATTTGCATGTTCAGGCTTTGGTTATTGAGAGAGCAGTCTTTATCAATAGCCCAAAGACAATGTCAGAGTTATCGATGGTACAGGGAGCAATCCTTGCAGGTGCTGCTTTGGCTGGGGTAAAAATATTTAAAGGCACTAACCCAATAGCATGGCAAACATTTATTGGCAATGGAAAGTTAACTAAAGATGCAAAGCTTTTGATGAGGTCAAACAATCCAGGTAAATCTGAGTCCTGGTACAAGACTCACGAGAGAGATCAAAGAAAGCAGAAGACAATTTCTTTTGTTAATATTAATTATGATATTAATATTGATGACAACGATATTGCAGATGCAATTGGTATTGGGCACTACTCGCTCAAAAATTGGGATAGGCTAGGAGATTAAAATTGACACCTTCTAATAAGCTATATACTAACGAAATGTGGCTCAAGAAAAGATATCATTTCGATAAGAGAACACCTGAGCAGATTGCAAAAGAGTGTGGAATAAGCGTAGAGACAATCTATGTTTATCTTGCTAAGTTTGGATTAAGAAAGTCAAGGCGATGAGATATCTAAAACACTTTGTAAAAGTTGCTGGGTATTTGATCAAGCGTAATTTTTGTAAACATTCTGACTATAGAATTGCATCATGCCCATTCACAGGATTAACATATACAACCTGCAACAGCTGTGGTTATAGGCTCAGCATAGTGAATACAATAGACAAATAGGCCAGTTAGTGGTACAATAGAATACCACTATGATATAGGAGAAAGTTTTGGCACGTAGACCAAAGTATGAAAAGCCAGAGATTGCAAAAAAGTTTTCTAGAGAAGACACTCTGTTTCTTGATGGTTTTGTAATTAGTCGTGGTGACTTTTTTAAGGTCCGTGGCGAGCACGGTGGTAAGTTTAAGTTTCATTCTTTTGTTACTAACACAGAGACTGGGGCACAGTGGGTAGATTGCTTTGAGGTTATTTCTGGTATGACATCTATATTTAGATCATTTAAGACAGAAAGAATCAAGCGAATCCCAAACAGAGGTAGAAGGGCTAAGAGAATTGTCAATTGAAGACATGACCGTAGAGCACCTTGATCAGGTCAATAGAGTTGTAGAAAAGTATTTAGCTGGCCAGGAGCCAACGCAGATTTCTAAAGAGCTTGCACTACCAAGACAGAAGGTTGTTGCATACCTTAATGAGTGGCGAGTCATGGCAGCAGACAATGCAGCAATTCGTGCACGAGCTAAAGAGGCATTGGTAGGTGCCGATGCACACTACAATAAGCTAATTCAAAAAGCATATGAGGTTATCGATGATGCAACCACTACTGCTAACCTAACTGCTAAAACATCTGCTATCAAGCTAGTTCTTGACATTGAAGCTAAGCGTATTGATATGCTACAGAAAGCTGGTCTTTTGGAAAACAAGGAGCTTGCTGAAGAGATGCTAGAGATTGAGCATAAGCAAGAAGTTCTTGTTGGAATCCTAAAAGACATTGCCTCTGAGTACCCACAAGTTCGTGATGAAATTATGAGAAGGCTGTCTTCTGTTTCTAAAGACCAGGAAGTTGTTACGGTAGTTCATAGAGATGTTTGATGATTTCTTAGAAGCACTCAAGTCTGATAATTTTGAGGAGAGGCCAGTAGATGCCAAAACCTTTGTTGAGGGTGAAGCCTATCTAAACCAACCGCCACTCTCTCAGGTTCAGTATGACATTGTGGAAGCAATGAGTCAGATATATAGGCTAGAAGATGTTATAGAACTTCTTGGCGATGCTGAAGGGAGAAGGTATTATAAAAAGTATACTAAGAACGAAATTATTCTCCAACTGGGCAAGGGGTCTGGTAAAGACTTTACGTCTACAGTTGCTTGTGCGTACATCGTATATAAACTACTTTGTCTTAAAGATCCAGCACGGTATTTTGGTAAACCTGCTGGCGATGCCATTGATATTATTAACGTTGCGATTAACGCCCAGCAAGCGAAAAATGTATTCTTTAAAGGCTTTAAGACTAAGATTGAAAGGTCGCCTTGGTTTGCTGGAAAGTATAATCCAAAAGCCGAGTCTATCGAATTTGACAAGTCTATCACTGTTTATTCAGGACACTCCGAAAGAGAGTCACACGAGGGTCTCAACCTTATTCTTGCGGTCCTTGACGAGATCTCTGGATTTGCTACAGAAGTTGGAACTGGAAATGATCAGGGTAAGACAGCAGACAATATCTACAAAGCCTTCCGAGCCTCAGTTGATTCACGATTCCCAGACCTAGGTAAGGTAGCCCTTCTATCTTTCCCACGTTTTCCAGGAGACTTTATCTCTACAAGGTATGAAGCGGTAATTGCTGAAAAGGAAGTTGTAACAAAGACTCACAGGTTTGTTATGAATCCTGACCTTCCAGAAGACCAAGAAGGAAACTATCTCGATATTGAGTGGGATGAGGATACGATCATTAGCTATAAGTATCCAGGTATGTTTGCAGTTAAGCGTCCTACTTGGGTAGTTAACCCAACCCGTAAGATTGATGACTTCAAGCTAGCATTCTTTACAGACATGGGGGATGCTATGCAACGTTTTGCCTGTGTTCCAACATTCTCTTCTGACAGATTCTTTAAGCAGACAGAGAAGGTTCAGGCAGCCATGACAATCAGAAACCCACTGGATGCTATTAGAAGGTTTGATGAAAGCTTTAAGCCAGATCCAAATAAGAAGTATTACGTCCATGCTGACCTTGCACAGAAGCATGACAAGTGTGCCGTTGCTATTGCTCACGTAGATAAATGGGTAAACATTCAGGTTATTAAAGACTATCAGCAGATTGCTCCAGTTGTTGTTGTGGATGCCGTGGCTTGGTGGGAACCAAAATCAGAAGGTCCTGTAAATCTTTCTGAGGTTAAGCAGTGGATTCAGAACCTACGCAGGCTTGGCTTTGATATCGGAATGGTATCATTTGACCGCTGGCAGTCATTTGATATTCAGAATGAGCTGAAGGCAGTGGGCATGAGAACAGAAACAGTTTCAGTTGCAAAGAAGCACTATGAGGATATGGCGATGTTAATCTATGAAGAGAGACTAGCTATGCCTATGATTGATCTATTATTCGAAGAGCTTTCAGAGTTGAAAATTATGAATAATAATAAAGTTGACCACCCACGTAAAAAGTCTAAGGACTTGGCAGACGCTGTGTGTGGGGCAATCTTTGGTGCTATCTCTCACACGCCTAGAGATCTTAACCTTGAGGTTGAGATTCATACGTTTAAGGATAGGCCAAAGGATCAGGTTGACAAAGACTCTGATGGTATGGTAAAATATAAGCCTATGCCAAATGATGTCAAAGAATACTTGGCTAGATTCGATCTAATCTAGACGTAAACTAAGGAGAAAACCAATGAAGCTTAATAAGCTTGCTATTGGCCTGGTCGCAGCATTGACCCTAGGCCTAACTGGTGTTGCAGCATCTGCAAACACCCAAACACTAACCGTTGCAGCATCTTCTGCAACTGGTGGCACAACTACTGCTAATGCAATTGCGTTGCCAGTCCCAGCCGACAACGTGGTATCGTCAAGTGCACTAAGCATTTCTGTTTCGGGAGTAGCCTCTGGCACTACCGTTTCTGCAACTGCTAATAATGCACTGCTACTATCAACCCTAACTGGTGCAACTGCAGCTTCTGGTTCAGCAACCCTGACCGTAAATGCAAGCACTAGCGGAAGCGTAGAGCTGTTCGTATTCACCAAGACCACGGCTGTAGGTTCTGTAACCGTTACTGTTGGTAACACTCAGACAACCTACTATGTAAAGGGAACCGCAGGTGACCTTGCTAAAATTGCACTAGCTGCACCAGCAACTGGTCTAGCTGGCTCAACCCAGTCTGTAGTTGTATCTGCATTTGACAAGTACAACAACGCAAAGGCTGGCGGTACTGTTAATCTAGTAATCAACACTAATGGTGTCATTACTACTGCAACTGCGACTACCACCACCTCTGGCACTGTAAGCCACGTAGTAACCTTGCCAGCAACTGGTAATGTTACTGTAACTGCATTCGCTGCCAGCTCTTCTGCTGTAGCTACCATTGCAGTTAGCCAGCCACGCAACATTGAGGCTGAGCTAGGTGCAGCACTGGCTGCCGTAGCAACCCTGACTGCAGATCTAGCCACAGCAAACACTGCTAAGGCAGACCTGGATAAGGTTGTTCGTAAGCTAAAGTGGCAGTACAACGTGCTTGTAAAGAAGTACAATGTTGGAAAGCCAAAGGCTGAGAAGCTTGCTTTTATCAAGTAATTAAGATAAAATAGTAGAGGGGAAGGGGACTAAAAATCTCTTCCCCTTTATTGTCACCAGATTAAAAAGAGGGAGTAAAATAGATGTCCATAGACATTGTCTATTTCTCAAATTACTCTGGTAATACCAAGAAGTTTGTAGAAAAATTGGGAATGCCAGCTACCAGGATTGAAATCCAAGCAGGCCACATAGAGATGGACAGGCCATTTGTCTTATTCGTTCCAACCTATGGTGGCGGTTCTGATAGGTCTGCTATTCCTAAACAGGTGAGAGCCTTTTTAAATGTTCCAAATAACAGGGACCTTCTCCAGGGGGTTGTTGGATTTGGCAACACAAATTTTGGAGAGCATTTTTGCAAAGCAGCAGATGTGATCTCTGCTAAAACTGGAGTGCCCATTGTTGCCAGGGTAGAGATATTTGGCACAGAACACGATGTACAAAAAGTAAAAGAGAGGTTAGAAATACTGTATGGATAACTACAGCTATCATGAGCTAAACGCCATGCTCAATCTATATGATGCAAATGGCAAGATTCAATTTGACAAAGACAAGGCAGCAGCTAAAGCATACTTCCTTGATCATGTAAATCAAAATACAGTATTCTTTCACAGCCTAGAAGAAAAGCTAGAGTATCTCGTAGATAATGATTACTACGATAGAAGTGTTCTTAACATGTATGACTTTGAGTTTATCAAAGAGCTGTTTAAGCATGCCTATTCTTACAAGTTTAGGTTCCCAACCTTTGTTGGTGCTTACAAGTTCTATACTTCATATGCCCTAAAGACTTTTGATGGTGAGCGATACCTGGAACGTTTTGAAGACCGTGTCGTAATGAATGGTCTTATGCTAGGTCGTGGCAATGAGCAGCTAGCTAAGGATGTGGTGGACGAGATCATTACTGGTCGCTTCCAGCCTGCAACCCCAACCTTCCTAAACGCTGGTAAGGCACAGCGTGGAGAGTTTGTGTCTTGCTTCCTGCTACGTGTTGAAGACAACATGGAGTCGATTGCTCGTGCAGTTACTTCATCGCTTCAGCTATCAAAGCGTGGTGGTGGTGTAGGACTAAACCTAACTAACGTGCGTGAGCAGGGTGCACCAATCAAAAAGATTGCAAACCAGTCTTCTGGAATTATTCCTGTGATGAAGATGCTTGAAGATGCATTCTCCTACGCCAACCAGCTAGGTGCTCGCCAGGGTGCTGGTGCGGTTTACCTAAACGCTCACCACCCAGACATCATGCGTTTCCTAGACACCAAGCGTGAGAACGCTGACGAGAAGATTCGTATCAAGACTCTTAGCCTTGGCGTAGTAATCCCAAATATCACTCTTGAGCTTGCTAAGAATGGTGATGACATGTACCTGTTCTCGCCTTATGATGTAGAACGATTCTATGACAAGCCAATGTCTGACATTTCTATTACAGAGATGTATCAGACCCTGGTGGACGACCCACGCATTCGCAAGTCCAAGATCAAGGCTCGTGAGCTATTTGAACGTATTGCAGAACTTCAGTTTGAGTCAGGGTATCCATACATTGTATATGAGGACACTGTTAATGACTCTAATCCAATTGACGGACGTATCAATATGTCCAACCTATGTTCTGAAATCCTTCAAGTAAACACACCTACCACTTATAACAACGACATGTCGTATAAGGATATTGGTAAGGATATTTCCTGTAATCTAGGATCGCTAAACATTGCTAATGCGATGCAGTCACCAGACTTTGGAAAGTCTATTGAGGTAGCCATCAGGTCGCTTACAGCGGTATCTGAGCTATCCTACATTGACTCTGTAATGTCTGTGGCCGAAGGTAACCGCAAGTCACGTGCTATTGGTCTAGGTCAGATGAACCTACACGGATACTTTGGAAAGGAGCTAATGCACTATGGAGACGAAGAGTCCCTTGATTTCACTAACATCTACTTCTACACAGTACTCTACCATGCCCTCAAGGCAAGCAACAAGTTGGCTATCGAAACGGCATCTCCGTTCGAAGGGTTTGAGCGGTCTACTTATGCGTCTGGGCAGTTCTTTGCTAAGTACATCTCTCAAGTGTGGCAGCCAAAGACAGAGAAGGTTGGCAGACTATTTGCTGAAGCTGGCATTAAAATTCCTACCCAGGAAGACTGGCAGGAATTAGCTAAGAGCGTAATGACTCACGGTATCTACAACCAGAACCTTCAGGCTGTGCCACCAACTGGATCAATTAGCTATATCAATAACAGTACTAGCTCTATTCATCCAATCGCTTCTCAAATTGAGATTCGTAAGGAAGGCAAGCTAGGCCGTGTTTATTACCCAGCTCCATACTTGACCAATGATAATCGTGAGTACTTCCAGGATGCCTACGAGATTGGACCAGAGAAAGTTATTGATGTGTATGCTGCTGCAACCCAGCACATCGATCAGGGACTGTCTCTGACGCTATTCTTTAAGGATACAGCTACGACTCGTGACGTAAACAAGGCACAGATCTATGCTTGGAAGAAGGGTATTAAAACAATTTACTACATTCGTATTAGACAGAATGCACTAGAAGGAACAGAGATGGAGGGATGCGTATCATGTCAGCTATAACAAGGCCAGTAAACTGGAATAAGGTTGAGGACCCAATCGACCTAGAAGTATGGAACAGGTTAACTGCAAACTTCTGGCTGCCTGAGAAGGTGCCTATCTCTAATGACTTGCAGTCTTGGTCTACATTGCGTGACTATGAAAAGACTCTAACAGTTAGAGCATTTACAGGACTAACTATGCTGGACACCATCCAGGGTACGGTTGGATCAATGAGCATTCTTCCAGATGCTAGAACACAGCATGAGGAGGCAGTCATTACAAACATTGCCTTTATGGAATCCGTTCACGCTAAGTCATACTCTAGTGTATTCTCTACGCTAATCTCTACACAGGAGATTGAGGATGCTTTCCGCTGGTCCGAGGACAACCCATACCTTCAGAAGAAGGCACAAATTATTCTTGACAGGTATCGTGGTGATGATCCACTAAAGCGTAAGATTGCATCTACATTGCTAGAGTCCTTCTTGTTCTACAGTGGCTTCTACCTACCGATGTACTGGTCTTCCAGAGCAAAGCTAACCAACACCGCTGACCTAATTCGTTTGATTATCCGAGACGAAGCTGTGCACGGTTACTACATCGGATACAAGTTCCAACTTGCCTATAATGAGCTTGACTGGAATGAGCAGAATGAGATAAAGGACTTTGCATACAGCTTGCTTATGGAGCTATACGAAAACGAGATTAAGTACACCGCTGATTTGTATGATGAGATTGGTCTTACGGCAGATGTCAAAAAGTTCTTGCACTATAATGCGAATAAGGCTTTGATGAATCTCGGTTTTGATCCACTGTTTCCTAAGGAGGTTTGCGATGTTAACCCAGCAATCTTGTCTGCATTGTCTCCAAACTCAGATGAGAATCACGACTTCTTCTCTGGCTCTGGCTCTAGCTATGTAATCGCTAAGCATGAGGCAACTGAGGATGAGGACTGGGACTTCTAGTTATTTAGATTAACATAAGGGGTGTAGCTTCGGCTATGCCCCTTTTATCTTATATAAGCTAGTATAATAGTACCAGAATACATTCCAGCTACCCCAACAGGAGTGATAAAAAATTAACAACAAAGTAGGAAGAGCTGTATTATCCATAGCCATGGCAGTCTTGCCATTGTTTTGGGCTACCCCTGCCACCGCTAATCAGATAAGCTTGTTAGAAGCTCAGCAACAATTGGTTGTAGCACAGCAAGAGCTATCTAGTGCATCTGCTGCTTTGCAGGTAGCCAATAGCAGCGTTTCGGCTGCAACTATTGTTCGGGATCAAGCTCAGGCAAGTTATAGTGCTGCCCTACAAGAATGGAGTGCTTCAAGAGTTACAACTCCTGGCACCACATCTATGGCAAGCCAGAACGTTGTACTAAATGGAAACTTTAATGACGCATCAAACTGGTCAAACATCGGAATGGGATCCAACGATACGATTTTAAACTCAAACATCCCTCGTGTGTACAATGGCGTATTGATTGGTTCTTACATTTACCACTTTGTATATCAGGCTGGAAACTTCCCATCTCTAACCAGACAGGTCACATTCTCATATGACATGTCTAACAACAACACCAATGATGGAACCCGACCACAAGCAGACAGCTATCGAGTAGAGTTTCGAACCTACAACGCTGCAGGGCAAGTATTGAACTACTATGATACTCGTAACCGTGCAGACAGTTTTCCTTGGACATTCTTTACTGCCACCTACAATCTAAGCGATGACGCTGTCCGTTGGGATGTTGGCTTCCGCATGGCGGATAACGGTTACTGGAATGGTAACTTCGCAGGAAGCATTGACAACGTATCCGTTGTAACTCAGGTGCAGACCACATCCCCAGAAACATATACCTATGGAGCAACTGAGACAGCAGCCAAAGACTCTGCATCTCAGACTCTTCAGTCTGCCCAAGTGTCACTAAGCTCAGCCATTGCAGACAAGACTGCAGCCGAGACAAGATTTGCTATTGCTACTGCCGAGGTACAAAGATTGACACAGCTAGTATATGACCTAACTCCCAGACTAGCTTCCCCAAGTAACCTAACAATAGAGACAACTGGGTCTGAAATAGTGCTTTCATGGACTGCACCAACCCCAAACCTGTCTGGAGTTACACCTGAACGATATGCTGTATTTTGGTCTACAACAAACTTTACTCAGAACGGCTGGGGTATTGCAAGCACAACAACTTCAATAACAATACCATTCTCAACCCTATACTCTACAGCACCACAGGGAAGTACATTTCAGTTTGCCATTAGATCTGATAATGATACCCTTAGACTATACTCAGGACAGTCAAACATTGTTTCATTGGTAACGATTGCCCCACCTTGGTGGATGGTTTCATTTAGTGAGGGAGATGTAGTTTCTATTAGTGCTCCAGCAGGATATGTATTTGCAAGTGCTACCGCTTGGTATGGATCTCCAGATGATGTGTCTTGTGGAGCTACAGTATCTGATGTTGTTAATCAAGTTCTCTCTGGCAGTTCAAGTGCATCATTCTATGCAGATAATGGAATGTTTGGAGATACTTGTGGTGGTGTTGTTAAGGTTTTGAGAATGAAGACACCTATAACACCAATTGTTATTGTGCCACCAGTTGTTGTAGAACCTACGCCTACACCAACACCTACACCAACACCAGAGCCACAGCCTAGTCCTCAGCCAGAGCCTACCCCTGAACCAAGTCCTGAACCAGAGCCAACTGAAGAGCCTACTCCAGAACCTACAGAAGAACCTACACCAGAACCAGAGCCTACGGAGGAACCTACAGAACCTGAGCCAGAGCCCACACCAGAGCCAACATCAGAGCCTGAGCCAGAAATAACAGAGGAACCAACCCCAGAAGTTTCAGAAACACCAGAACCTTCGCCTTCACCAGAACCTCCTATCGAAGAAAAACCTGAACCAATTGTACCAGAAGAGAGGGTTGAAATAAAGGAAGAGATTTCTGCTGAGAATATTGAAAGCCTGGTAGAAGAACTTGCAGAGATTCAGCCACAACTACTGACTGAAGAACAGCAGACCCTAATTGTTGCAGCAGCTATGGAAGTATTTGCTGAAGCAGAACAGGGATCTCCCGAGTATGAGGCAGCTCTTGATGCCCTTTTAGTAGTAGCTCAGGCAGATGACATCGTATTAGATGAAGAATTAGCAGCAATTCCACTGATTGGAAATGTTGCAGGGGCAGCGGTAGAAGTATTCAATGCCCTTGGGAATGCTGGAGCAGACATGTCTCCACAGGTCCGTGAGCAATCAGAAAAGGTTGTTATCGCAGCCGTCATCGTAGGACAAGTAGCGATGACTGCTACGGCAGCAGCAACTAGTGCAGCAGCGTCTGCAGCAAGGAGGCCATAATGGTTAAATTCATTAAAGCGTTATTTAAGGACATCATCGACCAGGCATGGACCCTGCTAGGTATGTTCGTAGCTTGGGTAGTTCTAGAAGGCTCAGCCAAAGATGTAGTTGGCATGCTTATTTGGATTACTCTAGGCGTTTGGGTAATTACATTCCCACTACGCTATGAAAAAGAAGATGAGTAATCATCAGAAAGGTAGGTAAAAAATGGAAGATCAGGAACTAGGAGTAACTGGTGGCTGGCACACCGTTAAGAATATCTTGCTCAGAATTGTAGCGGTATTCGCAGCGTCAGGACTAACAGTCTTAGGTGCAGGAGCTGTGGTAGGAGTTGACCTATTGTCAGCTGTATTCATGGCTGGTATACTTGGTGTAGCTACTGTTGTAGAAAGACTAGCAAGATCATTCCTGGACGACGGCAAGTTGACCATGGATGAGATTAACCAGGCTTTTGCTAAAGTAGATAAAAACGCTAAGTAAAAATACTTGACAACCCCTCTTGTAAGGTATACAATTAGTATATTAATACGAGAGGGGTTTTCATATGAGTGAAGCATATGAAGAGCAAGACTTTAGTGCTTGGTTGCAAGTCGGAATTAAAAAGGGCTGGGTGTCAGATCCGTTTTGTTTTACCCACGATGGTGACGCATACATGACTGAAGAAGAAGAGCAAGAGTGGGAAGCTGGCGGAGATCCATGTTGCCATGTGGTTAAGTTTTTAGTATAATCAAATATTCCTCCTTAGCTCAACGGCAGAGCAGAGAGCTGTTAACTCTAAGGTTCCTGGTTCGAATCCAGGAGGGGGAGCAGAGATCTACGGGCACAGAAATGTGGATGCGGTTTATGTCTGGTTGCAAACGGATATAATTTGAGATCACTTTAAGGCTTCGTAGCTCAGTAGGTTAGAGCACCACCCTGTCACGGTGGGGGTCGTGGGTTCAAGTCCCATCGGAGTCGCTTGGTCCCATCGTCTAGAGGCCTAGGACACCGCCCTTTCACGGCGGTAGCACGGGTTCGAATCCCGTTGGGACTGCTATAATTAAATACTTGCCTTCTTAGCTCAGTGGTAGAGCAATCGCCTTGTAAGCGATAGGTCGTCAGTTCAATCCTGACAGAAGGCTCCATGATATAATTGTCTCTGAAAGGAGATATTATGGCCAAATATCAATTTCCAATTGACGGAATCCCAGGAAAAGCCTGGAAAGTCAAAAGCAAGATGGGGTGGAGAATCCACCCAGTAAAGAATGAGAAGAAGCACCACAACGGTACTGACATCATTCCTGGTAACGTAAAGGGACCAGTATATATTGAAGCAGCATATCCAGGTAAGGTTATGTATGCTGGACCATCTAAGGCTAAGAAGTCTAATGGTGAGCCAGATGGCTTTGGATATTATGTAAAGGTATCATCACTTATTGACGGTGAGTGGTACAGCCACCTATATGCACACCTTGAGAAGGGTTCTCTGCAGGTTAAGACTGGCGACAAGATTGAAGCTGGAAAGGTCCTAGGTAAGATGGGAACTACTGGCATGTCTACTGGTGTTCACCTACACTGGGAAGTCTGGAAGGGCAAGGAGCATGGCTGGTCTGCTGATGGTAAGGGATTTGTTGAGCCAATTGAGTTCACCAAGGCACTTATTCAGGCAGAGAAGGCAAAGGGTTTTGCTAAGGAATCCACACCAGAAGATGCACCAGTTGCAGATGATGGCGTTAAAGAACCTGTAGCTAAGAAGGCTGCTGCACCAAAGCCAGCTGCTCAGCCAGCTGCTCAGAAGCCAGTAGCGAAGAAGTCCTCAGGCGGAGGAACTTCCGCAAACAAAATCCAGTAAGAAAGAAATAAATGCCAGCATACGATTATCAATGTAAGTCTTGTGACGGACACATCTCTGTAACTAGGTCAATCAATGATCCAGACCCAGGGTATTCTTGCAAGACTTGCAATTTACCAATGATTAAGGTATACTCTATAGGAGCGATTACGTTTAATGGTAGCGGATTCTATAGAACTGATAAAGGAAATTAATGCAGGTATTAACTGATCAATCTGAGTGGACCCTGACTGCTTTGGATAGGTGTGATGCTGGTTGTACAGCACAGGCTTATGTCAAGGCAGTTGGGGTTTCTGGCGAACTGCTATTTTGCTCTCATCACTATAATAAGATTACTAGTGATGCCGTTGGGTATGCTAACCTAGAAAAGTTTGCATATCAGATTGTAGACGAACGAGACAAGCTAATTGAAAACAGGCTCGTTGGAGAAAACTAGTGATACGTTTTAACTGGATGTGGCGTTACAATAAGCCAATGGATCAATCCGACTTAATAAAAATTTCTGATGAGCTAGACGCTGTAGGATACTATTCTATGCTGGTTACGGTTCACTCCAGGTCATCCGACTACCTTCCAATAATTTCAAGTGTTTTGGATAGAGGTCACAAGCTTAAGTACATTCTTGCAATTAGACCGTACCTTCTTAGTCCGCAATACCTTATGATGCTTCTTGCTGGAATGGAAGAGGTGGCTAGGGATAGAATAATGCTTAACTGGGTTCACGGTACCCTTGGACCTAAAGAAAACTTCGATGCGGTCCTTAGCTTGCCAGGCGACATGAATGATCCAGAAGTTAGAAGAAAGCATATGATTGATTTTATAGAAGCCTTAGACAAGACAAATATGCATCAGGACATCAAAATACCAGAATCTATGATGTCTGGAGGTAATCCAAATACAATAAACCTTGTAAAAAGGTTTGGAATGCATCTTGGAAGTGGATACGATGTTTTTATAAATAACTATGAAAGTTATAGAAAGTATGAGTTTCCTAAAATATTTGTTCAAGTGTCCTTGCTGATTAGAGACACTGACGAGGAAGCTTTAGCAATTAAAGATGAGCGTGTTGTTGAAAACATAAACGTTATAGCTGGTTCAAAAGAAACCATAGAAAAGAAAATTTTAGAACTTTACTCCATGGGAGCAACTGACTTACTTGTAAGTAATGCATTTGGTGAGCAAGGAGAAGAAAGGCAGAGGATCCACGAATTGGTAAAGTCAATGAAGGATAGAGGTTTGGCAATATGATTATTCAGATTATAGGACTTCCTGGTTCGGGCAAGACAACGTTAGCCCTATCACTAAAGGAAAGGGTCAATGCCATACACGTTAATGCTGACGAGGTTCGATCAGACCTGAGCTCTGACCTAGGATTTTCTGAAGGAGACAGGCTAGAGCAAGCTAGAAGGCTTGGTGCTGTTGCTAGACTACTGTCTGGCCAGGGACACACGGTAATTGTTGACTTTGTATGTCCTACCGAAGCCACCAGAGCAGCTTTCGGACCTGCCAATATTGTAGTTTGGATGGATACAATCAGCGAGAGTAGGTTCGCTGACACCAATTCCATATGGGAAGCCCCTACAAATTTTGATATTGGGTTCAATGACTTAGAGCAAGAAAATAAAGCTGATATAATTATTTCAACATTCAGTTTATTTGACTGGTCAGCACCTACCACCCTGCAGCTTGGTAGGTATCAGCCTTGGCACGAAGGGCATCAGGCACTTAAAGAAGAGGCACACAAAAGAACATCTCAGGTGTTGGTAGGAGTAAGGAATACTTATGGAACTTCGGAAAAAGATCCGCTCACTTATGAAGAAGTTGAACGATACATACGTGAAGGTGTCGGATACGATGGGAATACCCTGGTAGCAAGGCTACCAAACATAACTAATATAGTTTATGGTAGAGACGTAGGATATAAGATTGAGCAGGTTGATCTACCGCCAGAAATCCAGGCTATCTCCGCAACACAAAAAAGGAAAGAACTTGGAATCTAACGCAAGGTCAATAACAAAGGCATTAACATATCGTTTTTGGCAGAGCCTAAATACTTTCTTGATATCTTTAATAGTTACTGGTAAAATAGAAATGGCTACAGCAATTGTAAGCCTAGAGGTTATAATCAAGATAGTGGTTTACTTCTGGCATGAAAGAATCTGGAGCAAGATTAAATGGGGAAGAAAAGATGTATGAGTATTTTGTAAAAGAAGTTACCAAGGTAGTTGATGGAGATACCATCGACGTTATTATCGATCTAGGTTTTGACATTATGTTTGCTTCTAGAGTAAGACTGGCTGGAATTGATACCCCAGAATCACGTACTGCAGATAAGCATGAGAAGGCATGTTTCAGCTTCCACATCAGACCAAGTTGGAGGACTCATCGGATATCTTAAAGATAATGCAGCGGTAAGCAATTCTTACGCGACAGGTAATGTCTTGGGCGATGACAAAGTCGGTGGGTTGA